TAGGATAACCCCAAGCATGTTTGTCAGCTCTGATCAGGACAATTTTAAGCAGAATTGAGATGAATTGGAAACGCTGTTTGGAGAAATCATCTGGAATTATTTCCAATATCAGAAGGCCTATTGGTGCTACACAGCTTTTTTACATTAGGCTGATTTTGTGACACTTAAATATTATGAAAATTACATTTTAATCATACATTGGAAACTTAAAGGTAAACAAATGGAAGAAGCAAAAGTAAAAACGAGGGTCAACGTGTTGGCCATCAGTGAAAAAGACCCAAAAGTATCATTTGGGCGTCGTCGCATCATCAGTGTACAAAAATCCCTTACAGAAATAGAGGGCCTCAAAAAAGCTGAGGTGTGCCTGGGGGTTCATAAGCCGGATGAAGATCCGGAGGATCGAGGAGTGCAAGGATTTTATCTTTTCATTGAGGACCGTGCAGAGTTGGATAAACTGATCCTGTCTCTTCAGCTCCTCAGGGCTGAGATCTATCCCAACGGCCCGCAACTGTAATTGAACGGGAATAACTCAATCGAGAAGGACCATGAGGCTCTATATTTCAGCAAATACTGACCTGCCTAATGCGAGGTTACAAGGGATTGTTTCCTCAGCGATAACAGAGATAGAGCATATGGGGCACCAAGTGTGTTGTCCTTTAAGTCATGACGGGACCCCGCTGCCATGGTCCTCTCGACTTGAGTGCCTGGCCAAAGAGTGCCAGGGAATCTACCTGCTCGAGGGTTGGCAGGACTGCATCGAGGCCTCTGCAGAGAGGATGCTTTGCCTGACCACCGGTAAACAGGTAATTTATCAGTCATCCATGAAGAAAAAATTGGATGAGGAGCTGGCGAAGGCATCTACTTCCCTGAGGATCCAACAGGCCATTCATGAGGTCACCGGGTTCATGCTGCCGGACTACCAGGCTAAAACCAGAAAAGAGGACTTAGTCTTTGCCCGGATGATCTTCTCCTGGCACGCGAAACGTTCCGGTTTATCACCGGATGACATTGCAGGCATCCTCCACAAGAATAGGTCAATGATCTATCACTATTTCAATCATTTTCCTGACGAATGCCGTTTTAATCCCAACTTCCGGCAAATGGCAGCCGCTGTCGATCAACTTCTAAAGCAAAATCAATGGCACTAACGATGCGTTCATCAGAGGAGGATCTCCGCAGGGCTTTTGAGAAGTGGCACCAGAGGATAATTGACAACATAGCTGAAGCGCTGCTCTACGTCTGCACTGAGGCTGTAAACAGAGCCCGGGCTACAGATACTTATAAGGACCGGACGAATAACCTCAGATCCTCCATTGGCTTCGTAATTTATTATAACGGTCAAAGACTCTTCCAGGATTTTCAAAAGAGTGAATCCGGTACCGCGGGAGGCGGCGACTCATCAGGACAGCATGGGCAGAGCCAGGGGGCAGCGCTGGCAGGATGGGGGTCTCCGGATAAGACTCTCTCGGGTGCCATCAAAGGGATTACTGAGGAGATTGCCGGGGTGCTGGCGGGGCAGGTGAATGCAATGCGTATCCAGAAGGTAGAACAGACCGAGACGCTCAGACAGCAGCTCGCTGCCCTCCATACAATTGCAGCAAACACCGGCTATAACAAACACCTCGCTTCAATTGATAGAAAACTGGACGTACTGCAGGCAGACCCACTCAGGGCCTCCGGATTAAACGGATAACAATCAATAATTTAATCAATATGGAAGACAAAGAATTAAAAAAATCAATCATCAAGGACGCCCAGCCTTTCCTTGACAAGATCGCAGCCCTGAAGAAAGAAGTAGGGGAGGCTGATGAACAGGAAGAGAAGGAGAAGAATGAGCCCAGCTCTCACGTTAAACAATGGGTGGAGGATGAAAAGCGCGGCCTCTTCAAGGGTAAGCCCCTCAACAGAGAGAAGGAAACAGAGTTCACAGAAAACGCCAGCTTTACCGGCAAAAACCTTTGATCACTATGAAACCTGTACTTGTAAATGAACACGAAAACGAAGCTCTGAGCTTCCTTCGCGACTTGGAAACCCAATTCCTCCCACTGGTGAGGAATATTATTGCTGAGATCAAAACCCTGGGCCTCACTCCTACCGAGAGCACAATCAGGGCGGTACTTATGGATGGTCCAGAGGTGATCCGCGGAAACTACCAGACGTATGCCGCCCGGGATATCAATCCAAGCTCAACCCCGCACGTGCGGGAGCACATGAAGAATATTCATGCTCATGTTTTCAGTGAATTTGTGGCCAGGGTGAAACCGAGACTTAACGCAATGATAGGAGAGCGCTCCGTAAGGAACCCGCTTTTTCAGGAGCTCATTGCCTTCGATGAGACCGGTATGCCATACTTGTCCCAGGAGGCTCGGATTCGCGTAATGGACCAATATAAGGAATATGTCAGTAACCCGGTCACTCTTAAAGTACATAATGCGTTGGCTGGTGCAGCCACTTCCTTGCAGGCACTCTGGCAAGCTCTCCAGGCAAGCGGCATGGCAACCAGGCAGGGAATTGATTACTCTGAGTCTGATGATCCAGGCTGGATGTTTGAAAGGCTCGTTTTCAGGACTCTGACTGACTATCTGACGATCACCGGCCGTGGAGGTAAGTACCTTATCGAGCCCAAGCAACTGGATTATAAGAATTTTAACCCTATAACAACAGAAAACGATGGAGAATGAATTTACTTTATCAAACCCAACCCTCGAAAACGAGGCAACGCTTACAGTCACCCTGGAAGAGGTTGAAGGAGTCAAAAAGCTCAGAATGGAGATCCGGAACCAGACCATGCCAAAAAACTCTCCCATAATCCTGAGCACGGACCGTCATCTCAATTACCAGATCGGAACCAAGGCGGAAGCCCTGGCTCTTATCTCATACCTCACAGGCCTGGCTGATCAGATGTGACTTTCTTTCTTCCCTGATTATTGGCAAGAGGGCTCCACGGTAAGACGCGGGGCCCTCTTCATTTCTGTCTATGATGAGGTGACTTATAATCACATCATCTTATCCGACTAGCGCCTGTGTCGCTATACTCCTGACTCAATCCGGTCTGATTACATGATCATTGCAAGGATTGACTGACATTTTTGGAAACATTAAGGAAACTTACCCCCTCCAAGTGGCATAAATGAGCCCGGGGCACTCTATAGGCAGAGCGAGATAAGTCGGTCCAGCATTTCATCGGAACAATGGCCATGCTTATACATGCTCAGCTTCTTAATTGTTTGCGATTTTTCTGGAATAACAAGGGAATCCTCTGGAATGTCCATCAGCTGTCCTTCAATACTAGCTTTGGTAATTACAAATGATTTTGGGAAATGCTTTTGTTGATGCAATTGCGTCGTCAGTGGAACAACGGTAATACTATCATGCAAATCTTCAATGCAGATGAGGTATCTTGCATTGCCTTCTGATGGATTTTCAATAAATCGAAAGTGAGGGGTACAAATAACGTCTCCTGTGGTATAGGCGGTTATTAAAGGAGACATTTCAGAGTTGAGTTATAATTGAGCGTTGTGTTCAAAAACACACCTCTTCTCGCCCTCGGATGATTCATAATCCCAGATATCGGAAAAAGCCGCGAGAATCTCTGTTCTCTCTTTGTATTCCGCATCCGCGAATAATCGGTCCCCGTCAAAATGATAACTCTTTCTAATAATCTCGTTGGTATCCTTGAGTGATGCTATAAAAGGAGTATAGAATTTCCCGATGAACTCTTTTTTGCAGGCGCTATCAGAACAGATTTGACATTGCTGATGAAGCGGCTCCAGATTCTCAAGGGTGGTTTGAATTACTGCCTGATAACGAACGATATCATCATAGCTGAACTCGAATAATCTTTCTCCAATATCATCATTCAGAGCAATAGCCCTTTTTGAGCATCCTAAAAGTCGTCTAAACTGAATGTATCCCTTTATCCTCCGAACAAAGGAATTTTCCAAACATAGATTCTCAATTTCACGAATAGTTGATCTATTGATGAAATCATAGTTGGCCGGTAAGGATAGTGTCGTCATTTTAATCCCCGATTGAGATGCTATACACATAAACTCAAATAGAATGCCATAAATAAAACTAGCAATTGTGCATAGTATTGCAATGTGTGGCAATATAGGTAAAATTTTCTGGTCAATTCCAAGGACTGTGCCATGATTTTGACCAACTTCCTTAAAAATTACACCAATTATAAACCCTGGAGTTAGCCGTAACCCGTGATAAATCCTCACCAACCATACAGGACAATCCAGATTTGGATTCTCCTCCCCTGAGCTTTCAGGAAATATCGAACACTTAGAGTTCTGCGAACGGGTTAGGCCTTCAGGAGGCTTTTGAACCTTCTATAATTACGGGCGGAATTATGTAAAGTGTATTACAGTAATACACTATCTATCTATTAACCTGCAAGTTACGCAATTCCTTTTTGATAATCAATATTGACAAAGAACTTTTTTCTTTAGAGATTTGACCCAACAAATAGCCGAAAATCATGATCCGAATGCCACAAAGTGAAAGAGAGTTTATATCCCTCCTCATGGATGCCACTGAACTCGGAGCCAAGAAGGCCCTCATAGATGCTGACCTTCTCCGGCCGTACATAAAAATGAGCGCGGCTCATCGCAAATATGGTGAGAGTACTATTGAGCGCTGGTTCCAGGAGGGACTGATCGACCTGATCCAGGACGGACCCGGATCCAGCTACAGGATTGACCGGATCCAGATCGAGGCAGTGGCAAAGACGGCCAACCGGTGCACTTATATGACCACAGAAGAGAGAAGGGCATTTATCAATATTCAACCTAACATGACTTAACCTTAGTAATCACTTAAAATAACTGTAATGAGCACAAAAAGAGAAGATTCAATGAAGAATTCCCAGCAGAAGGTAACGCCCCTGCAGGGGGACGGAGTCATCACTGCCGAGACAAAGATCAAAGATTTTGTACCCTGGGAGCTGCTGGAGGATATCCGAAGCCTTAAGGCTATCCGCAGCCGGCTCTATGAATATAGAGCGACCAAAGAAGCCGATCCTGATATGTGGGGCACATTTTCGGATGATGCCATAAGAACAACTGAAATGATTTCCTCTGCAATCTCCAACATGAGTTCCCTCATCTGCCGGGAGTTGGATTATTGTATTCTCAACCGCACGACTGCCTAGTCATGGAGGAGGAAGATAAAACTGTCATGCTGGCCACTCTGAAGAGGGCCTTTGACACGCACCCGCAGGCATACAAGGATTACAAGAAGCTAGGCGAGGCAGTACTGGACTGTGCTGAATTCATCCAGGAGAAGGCTCTGGCAAGCCAATCACAGACCTTGGCGAAAAGCCGTTTAAGTATTGAAGTGATGCTCCTGGAAGAGAACCTGCCGAGCCTGCTCAAGGATTTCCGGACCATGACCGGGGTCATTGACCAGATCCAGCAGCTGCAGACAGAATCCTCCAAGGAGATCAGTGATGTGATCCTGATCACCTCTGAGTTCCTCCTGGCCATGGAGGAGATTGAGGATTCAGAAGAGGAGCGGTTGCCGACTCAGAAGAATGAGTAAATTTACCTTACTCCAATCTGACTATGAGATCACTTGAAAATACAGCCTATCATGAAGCGGGCCATGCTTATGCCTATCTTTTAACTGGCAGGAAATTCAAAGATGTTACCATAGTGCGGGAAGAGGATAGCCTGGGCCATGTAGCAATAAGGCCGCCCTCCGGTCTACAGGAGATGTTTGAGTACCCTGATAGCATTATGATTGGCCCGAAGAGGTTGGCAAAGCGATTACCGAAGGATCTCTGCTCAATTGCAGGTCCCGTTGCTGAAAAGATTCATTGTGGCCGCAATAACTACAGTGGAGCAAGGTATGAAAAGAGAAATATAATTGATTGGTCATTGTATGATGCGCCCGGGAAGATCACACAGAAATACTTCAGCCTTATCCAGGAGTACATGCAGGAGTTGTTTTCTGATCAGAAGCACTGGAGGGTAATAATATTGATTGCCACTGCCCTGCTGGAGAAGAAAACACTATCCTTTCAGGAGGTGGAACAGATCTATAATAGGCCGGGTGAAATAGGAAATTCGTAACTTTGATACACAGGTAACAAAAGTCATAACTCAACTTCACAACTCATGGAAGCAGCAGCATTAAAAACAATTCTCGAACTGAAGGAACAGAATATGGAAATGAGGAGGGCAATCCTCGATGCAACCGCAGTGCTCTCGAAACGATGCAAATTGAACGTTGGACATCAATACAAAGAAAGTAGCATATCGCCCCTTTTAACCGCAGTAGACCGCGCTGTGGATGATCTTAACAGGATCAACCGGACGGAACAACCTGAAGAGGATCCAATTTGACAGGATCCAACCACAAGCCCGGGCATCAGCCCCGGAGCTTTGCCCTCATGTGTATCACAGTAATACACTCCTCTCCGCTTCCCCGTTATCAAAAAAGCATACCTTTGCACTAATCAATGGTCATACCCATGGAGATATTAAACGACAGACACCAGCTATACAACCCATTCAGGGCGTCATGCTCTAAGTGCAAGCAGGGCTTTGATTCAATAAACTTCACCTGTAAGGCTTTCCCGGGAGAGATCCCTGATCAGATCCTCACCGGTGACAACAAACATCAGGCCCCGGTCCCGGATCAGGGCAATGAGGTAATCTATAAACCATTGTAGAGAGTCAGTACGGGAACAGCAGGATCACATCTCGCTTTCTAACTTGGCGACAAAAGCCTTGGCTTCCTTCACAGTCATAGGCCGGTCCGAGATCAGGTCCTTACCATCCTTGCCGGTTACTTCTGTTGTCTGACGATTTTTATATTCCCCTGGGGCTTTATTACAAAGCACAAACTCAACCGCTCCTTGGTTTGGCTGAATATGTTTGACGGTTGTGATCTGTTCTTTAATCTTCGGCACCTGCTTTTCCTTGCCCGTTTCTGGATCCTTGATCGTGTTGTTTATATACACGGTCTTCTTTTCTTCCACATCGTACCCATTGACCAGCTTGCGGAGTGAGTTCTTTGCCTCTTTCACAATCAGTTCATCGAACTCCCCTCGCGCGCGCGTAACAGCGTCAGAAAAGTCAGGGTGAGTTTTGAGCCATGAATAATATGTTTCTTTGGTTATGTCTGACAATGAGCATATTTCCTCAACGGTATAACTGTCCTTCCTTATGAGGGAACAGATATGAGCTACTCGTTTTTTGCTATACTTTGCCATATTACAGACCGGGTTTAATCTTCTTTTCGAGCTCTGCAATCTTTGCCTCCAGCTCTTCATTGGTCACGCCTTCGAACAAATCCCTGCCATTCTTACCCGTGAGCTCGGTTGACTGCTTATTCTTCCAGTTCTCAGGATCTTTGTTGGTCTGGTAGTGAATGATTGCTCCCAGGTTAGGTGCTACTTTCTTTTTCATGATAGTCTTCTCCCTAATGGTTGGCTCCCCTGCAGAGTCGTTGATCATGACTGTCTTGCTCTCTTCATATTCATAGCCGTTGATCAATTTGGTCAGGGATCTCTCACACTCAACCAGCTTTATTTCGGCAAAAGTCGCCCTGGCTTTCTTTATTCCGAGCGCAAACTCTGCAAACTCTTCAAGCCAGTAGTAAAAGCAACGCCTTGATATTCCGACATTTGTACAGATTTCGGCAACGGTATAACTATCTTCCTCAATGAGAGAGAAAATCTTCTTTGCGATCTTTTCGGAGTATTTCCGGTTATATTTTGCCATGAAAACACGATTTCTGGACCCTTCCAGTGTGTTCTAGCATCAAAGGTACCCGTTAATAGTGTTCAGTTCCG